AAGATTGCATTGCCACAGACGATACAGATACTGTTATTAAGATTACTTCTATTTACGCAGGTGTAGATAAAGATAATCCTAGAGTAGAAGCAACCATAAACCACTATATATAAATGTACGTACAAATATTTCCAGTTTACGGATTAGCTTTAGGTGTCAATTACTGGGACACCCATATGAAGCTAGACGAAGAAAAAGAAGAAGACGAACAGCCAGAGTATATGATACAAATACTTATTGGCATATTTGGAATATCTATACATTGGTGGTAGAGGTTCTAAATGTGTTAGCGCAGAAGCACAACGATTGGATAAATATGGCTAAGTCATTTGGTGTATCAGATGATGATGCCAAAGAGTTAGTACAGGAAATGTACCTTAGATTGCATAAGTATGTTGATGATCCAGAAAGGATAATGTATAATGATGATGAGGTAAACACTTTCTATGTTTACGTTACTTTGAGAAATATATACTTATCTGGTAGTAGAAAGATTAGCTTATATGGCAATTTAGACGATCACGTACTACTAGCCTACGAAGATGCAGATATAGACAAAGAGATGGCATTTGAAAAGATAGTAAAGAGAATAAGAGATGAGGTCGAGAAGTGGTACTGGTACGATAAGAAGCTGTGGGAGATACACTTTGACAATCAAAAGAGTATGAGGTCTATATCTACAGACACTACCATAAGTTTAAGCAGTATATTCAATACACTTAAAAGGTGTAAAATAAAAATAAGAGATATGTTTAACGAGGACGTTGAGGACTATAAAAATAGAGACTATGACAGAATTTAAGGGTGATAAGCGCACCAAAGAATATAAGGCTTGGAAAGCTAAGTACGATGCCGATGAAGGCTTGGGAAGTAAGGTAGAGAAATTTACAGAAGCTACAGGGATTAAGAAAGCAGTTAAGTTTTTAGCAGGTGAAGATTGTGGATGCGATAAGCGTAAAGAAGCGCTCAATCGTATGTTTCCTACACAGAAGCCTAATTGCTTAACAGAAGACGAATTTAACTACTTATCATATTGGTTTAGCGAAAGAAGAAGTAGTGTTACAGCAGATCAACAGTATAAGCTAGTTAATATCTATAACAGGGTTTTTAACGATAGAGTAGAAGGCACTAGCTGTGCGCCTTGCTTTGTCAATACAGTTCTAAGGAAACTGGAAAAAGTACTATATAAGTACCGATGAAAAACTGGAAGGAAGAGGATTTATTTAACTACCTCAAAGAGAATCATTATCCAGACTTAGTTAAGTCAGATAATCCTGTTAGTAGGTGGGATTGCTATTCAGCTATACATAACCATAGGATTGAATTGAAGTGCCGAACAGCACATTATCCAGACCTTATGATAGAGCAGAAGAAGTATATTGCAATGCTAGACCATTGTAAAGGTACATTTGAGATACCTATGTACATAAATTCAACTCCAGAAGGTATATTTAGATTTAACCTGAAGAAGTTTAGACCTAGATGGCAGGTTAAAAGATTACGTAAAACCACCCATTTCTCTCAATCACAGAGGGTTAATAAGAAGGTGGCATTCTTAAAAATAGATAGATCAGAGAAATTATGAGCGATAGTGTAACAAAATACTTTGAGAATGCAGACATAACTAGAAATGTGTCTATTCCAAAAAGTGATAAAATTGTACATAATGTTGTACAGAAATACAACGATAGAAGTGCTGTAGGTATTGAAAAATACAACACAACATTAGAAGACTCTAAAGAAGATACTAGAGCATTCCTAATTCATCTGCAACAAGAGATGATGGATGGAACATTATATATTGAGAAACTACTAAAACTATTAGACGATGCCAATTAAAATGCAACCAAAGAAGTACGAAGAAAAGAAAGACTTCAACGCTAGATGTATGAACAATGCTAAGATGATTAGCGAGTACGGAGACAGAGATCAACGCTTTGCTGTGTGTCAAACTATTTGGAAGGATAACTTTAATCCTAAGAAATAATTTGTCAGTTCCAGATTTTTCCTTAGATTTGTGTCAAAGGAAAATATTATGAAACACTTAAACACACTTTTTAAAGTACCAAAACTAGCCCTGGCGTTAGTATTGCTGCTGTTTTTCTACTTGATAGAAACAGTTCTGATGATATTATATATATCATTAGAGAAGCCATTATCATTTCTCTTGGAGAAAGTTGAATTGATTATTAAATACCTAGTAAAGACTATTTGATATGAGCAAGATAAAAGAACTACTAGACAAGTATAATTACGAAAACCCATTAGGGGAAGAACATAGAGTGTACATTAAATGGCTAGAGGAAGAAGAGTACAACAGATATCCAGAAAAAAATAAGAAATGATATTTACACTAGACGGAAAGGCGTGGCGAGAAGAAGAACTTCTTAAAGAGATGGAGAATGATGATTTCTACTTTGGCTATATGGGTCAGAATAGTTTATCTTCTTCAGCAATCAAATCACTAGCTAAAGACCCTAAGAAGTACCTAGCCTCTTTAGAGGGCGAAAGTGAGCATAAGTCAGCATTTGACTTTGGTTCGTTATTCCATTGGTATGTATTAGAGCCAGATGTCTACGCAAAGCAACATTTCATAGATGTACCAAGAAGATCGGGAAAGGAATGGAAGGAAGCATTATCTGAACACGGTAGAGTATTTCTCAAAAGTGATAAAGATAAGGTGGAAGATGTAGCGGAATCCTTCCTATCCTGTTCTCGTATTGAACATCTACTAGAAAAATCCAGACCAGAAATTCCTGCTGTAGGTTACATAGACGGTATACCGTTTAGAGCTAAGGCAGATGTTTTAGGAGATGGATATATTGCAGATTTAAAGACTTGTGCCAATCTAAAATGGTTTAAGAGTGATGCCAGAAAGTTTGGTTACTCGGCACAGGTTTATATTTACTGTAGTCTGTTCAATATAACATATGACAATTTCGTATTTATAGCAGTAGATAAATCTACAGGAGACTTTGGGTTCTATAGTGTATCTGAAGAGTTCTACCTACAGGGTAAACAAATAGTAGAAAACGGCATTGCTAACTTTAAACTTATACAGGATGGTCAAACAGAATTTCAACCATACTACATAGAAGATATATTATGATCTACACTACTAAGGACGAATGCTATCAAGACATACTAATCTCCTTAACCACAGGAATACTAGTAGAGGAAGATTTAGCTTTACTTAGGAAGCATTATGAAGAGATTGAACATTACGAATGCTGTCAAGGGATAGCAGAAGCATATAAAGATTACCAAAAACTACAAAGAATTTATGATTACGAAGGAGATACGCAATAAGGTAGAAGAGAAGCTGCAAGTAGATTTAAACCTAAGAAACGAGAATGGACGGCATCTACGTTATAGACACTATGTTTATTCTAGGGCTTTATATTATGCTTTATGTAGAGATTTGACACCTTTATCATTAAGCAGTATAGGTGAGACATTAGGACAGGATCACGCAACGGTATTGCATTGTATAGAGAAGATACATAAGAATCTAGTTCTATGGAATGAGAAAAAATACTTAGATGTTTATGATGAGATTTCAGAATACATAAAGCCACTAAAGGAAAAGATTAAGGAGGACTTAAAGAAAGAGAAGGATTACTTTGCTCTTATGAAGGAGAATGTAGAGTTAAAGTGTATGTTGGATAAGGCGATAATTGAACTTAACAACGAAGATAACTATATACAGAAGTATATAATGGTTAAGACCCAATTAGGGTTCTTGAAAAGCGCTATAACCAAAACTAATAGTTTGGTAGTAGCTGAAGAATTTATAAAGGAAATAGAAAATATAAAAGAACAATAGTATGTTTTATGTGTATGGGGGATTGATATTACTGTTAATGATAGTATTTGAAAGATAATGGCAGAAGAGAAAAAGAAGCCAGATGGCAGAAAAAATAACGGTGCGGTAAAGGGTGTGTCTAGAGGACAAGGTAGACCCAGAAAGATTGCCGACAAAGATATAACCAGGCTAACATTATCTGCATTAAAGAAAGTATTTGGAAGTGAAGAGAAGATGTGGGTGGAGGTAGCTAAGATGGCTAAGGATGGATCAGCAAAGCACTGGGATTACCTTATGAACTATAGATACGGTAAACCAAAAGAGATGCAACAAATAGATATTAAGACGAAGATTGATATACCTATCATAGACTTCGCACAACCTAAAACAATAGATATAACACCACAGAATGAAAGAATCGAAGCTAATAGAGATGCAAAAGAAGATAGAGAGACTAGAAATGATAGTAGTCCTTTGTCTGGAGAAAATTGAAGTACTAGAAAGGATAGTAAAGGAACTAAAACCAAAGGAAAATGGAAAAACAAAAACTAAGCAGACCAAATAGAGCTATAATAGCTTTATACAACAAAGGATATAGGGCTAAGGGTGATGGAACTATACTTAAATCAAACGGCAAATTGCAGCCTCTAACTATCAACCATAACAAATACAGACAATTTGTTGTTAGGTTTGAAGGAGTTCAGGTTTGCATATTCGCACACAGATTTATTGCCTACCAATGGATGGGTAAAAAAACATTTGATGGTGATAAATTCGTTCTTCATATAAACGACGTTAAAAGTGATAACAGAATAGAGAACCTAAAGCTAGGAACTAGAAAAGACAATATTAGAGATGCCCAAAGAAATGGAATAAAATTAGGTCGAAAGAATTTAGACCACGATGAAATCTATAGGTATTATTCTATTAACGGAACTAGACGTACTGTAGATCATTTTAATATTAGTCAGGCGAGTGTAAATATTATAATAAGAAAGTATAAGAATGCAGAAAGTAGAACTACATCCCAAATACCAATCCCTTTTTACGACTAAGGATAGGTACATTGTAATTACAGGAGGGCGAGGTTCTGGTAAATCGTTTGCGGTTACTATATACCTAGCCCTTTTAACGTATGCCAGAAACGTAGGTGTACTATTCACTCGATATACAATGAGTTCGGCAGGGATGTCTATTATCCCAGAATTTATAGAGAAGCTAGGTTTAATGGGAGTTGCCAATATATTTGACGTAACTAAGTATGATATTAAGAATACCCAGACTGGTAGCTTTATATATTTTTCTGGTATTAAGACAGCCTCTGGAGATCAAACAGCGAAGCTTAAATCTATTAGTGGCATCAACACCTTTGTACTAGATGAGGCAGAAGAATTGGTAGACGAAGAGTCTTTTGATAAGATTGACTATTCTATACGCTCTAAGGAAGCAGATAACAAGGTTTTGTTAATTCTAAACCCCACTACTAAGGAGCATTGGATATACCAGAGGTTCTTCCAGAACAGAGGTATTCCAGATGGATTTAACGGCAGTAGGGATGGTGTAACCTATATCCATACAGACTACAGAGACAATATTGACAATCTATCGGAGTCTTTTGTGAACCAGGTAGAGGATATGAAGATTCGTAGACCAGATAAATATAAACACCAGATACTGGGTGGATGGTTGCAGAAAGCAGAAGGCGTTGTCTTTGATGATTGGCAAATGGGTAAATTCAATGATGATATGCAACTTACTTGCTATGGGCTAGATATTGGATTTAGCAGGGATGAGAGCGTACTTACTAAAGTTTCTATAGATAAGACTAGAAAGATTATTTGGGTTAAGGAGATGTTCTATAAGAAGGGTCTAGTAACGTCTAACATATATGATCTATGCCAGAGACACGCTGGAAAGCAGTTAATTGTTTGTGATAGTAGTGAGCCTAGATTGATTGCCGAACTAAATTCAAGGGGTCTGAATGTAACACCTACAGTTAAAAAGAAGGGATCAATTCTAGCGGGTATCGCTCTTATGCAGGACTACAATATAAACTTAGATGGTGAGAACCTAGTCAAAGAATTCAATAATTACGTCTGGGATGTGAGAGGTGTAAAGCCTAGAGATGCATACAATCACGGAGTAGATTCAATGAGGTATGCTATTGAGTATCTGTTACTTAGAACAAATCCAAAAGGGATGTATGTAATTAGATAGAAAAAAGTTTGGTATATTCAAAATAAAATATATCTTTGAACTATAAATTTATTTTTTATTGTTAAGAGTGCATACTTAACATTTGTTTTATTTAGTTAATTGTTGGTTAAACCCTCTAGGTAGTCACTAGGGGGTTTTACTTTTTATATTTTTTTTGCTTTTTATTTGCATATGTCAGATGGAGGTTATATATTGCACCCAGTTTAACACATTAAAAGGAAAATACAATGAAACTAAACGACATCATTTACACTAGCGGAGGTTACGAACAAACCAACGTAAACTTCTACAAAGTAGTAAGAAGAACTAAGGCTTCGATAGAGCTTATGCCTATCGGTAAGTCTGAAACTGGAAAGACAGAATGTAATGGGCATTGGATTGAGGTTGTGCCTAATGAGTCAGTATCTAGCAATCGTCTTTTTATGCGTAGATATAAAGACGGAGAAAAATATGTAAAGGTTGGTAATTATGGTGGAATAGGACAGCTATGGGACGGTAAACCTAAGCTGGAGACTCACCCATTATTCGGACATTAATATGAAGAAAATAGACGTAGATTCAGATGACTTCTACATATCTAAAGATTCAGAAATAGTAGACGTTTTACTAGAAGATTATCCAATGATCTTCCATAAAATAACAATAGCATTGGAGACACATTACGAAGAAATAAGGAACGCAGTAAAAAACAAATAAAATGGAAAAAATTATCTTTGACATTATCGACA